ACCACCCCCAATTCCTGAAACAAACTTAAATCCTAAACGCGTTAAATCGGCAAGCGAAACAGGTGGGTTCCCCGTCCAATCAGTTGTGATAAACGGCGAGACAAAATACATTACATCATATACGGTTGAAGGTCTTGGAAGAAGATATATTTTTACCGATGAAAGAGGTTTTAATCAATTTGATATAGATGGAAAAGAAGTATCTGATTTATTTGAACAACTTAATACTACTTTTGATACACGCAAAGAACTTTTAGATGCACTTAAAAAAAGGATTGATGAAGCCCCAGCAACACCTAAAGACGTTTCAGAAGCTACCCCTTCTTTATTAACCCCTCCTAAGGAAACTCCATCAATGCCTGGAATCCTAAGGGAAAACTTTGATGAGGCAAGGAGTGAAATAGCATCGAACCTTCTTGCAACTCAACGCACTCAGTTAGCATTGGATGCAGGTAACTTAAATAACTACGCTCCGGGTTCCAAAAAAAGACCTAATCGTTTGTTCAATAGAATCAATTCTTGGCTAGCTCCCTCCAAGGTAGTTGGCAGAGAGGTAATGAACGAAATTGATCAGGCTAAAGGTATCGTCAGGGAAGCGGAGTCAGTTGGTCTCCGGGCATACAATGCGGTCAAGAGAATAAAGAAAGCAAACGTAGATAACGAAGCCGCAATAGATGAAAACGTGAACGCATTCTTCCTTACCGGTGAATTGGATCCGTCGCTAGCCCCTATACAAACAGAGTTATCAGCATGGCGTTCATCAACCAATAAACTTAGGGAACGATTGATTGGAGGAATGGATGACCAGGCGTTTATGGACTTATCTCCAGAAATAAGAGAAGGTCTTAGGACAGTACTAGAGGAATCAATGGACACAACTGGTGGGTATTTGACTCAACCATATAGATTGTTTGAGGACCCTAACTATAAGCCCAACCCTAAGCAAGAGAAAGCTGCATTTGAAGAAATAAAATTTAATTATATACAATCCGGTATGCCTTCAGAGAAGGCAGCTGTTGAGGCAAGAAAGAAAATTAATCAGCTAAAAGGTAACTCCGCTAAAACAAGGGAACTGGAATCAAAGTCCGGACTAAGACCATCGGAGTCCGAAAACATATTGCGCCAACGCACTGAGCCTGGTGAGGCTGAAAAAATTTGGCTAGGTGAAATCAAGGACCCAGCAGAACGAGCATTGATTACCTCAAGAAGATTGTCTAGACTTGCATCCGCTAAGGCAGAGGACGCAGAGATAGCTAATCTTTTATTGAACAGTGGTGTCGCTAGCAGAACTCTTCGAGAGGGTCAAGTTGAGCTTAAACTAAAAACTGTTTCTGGGAAAACCAATATCTTCGTTGACCCAGAAGTTGCTGATTCCATCTACAAGTTAAGATACGGCCCAACAATTAATCAAGGTATCAGGGACCCTGTGGACGTAGCAATTAAATCTTTTTTTACTGCCAACTTTTTAGCGAAGTTTACAAAGGTTGTAGGAAACGTAGGATCGTATCCTGTGGCTGCCCTGGGATCCCTTACTTCAGCTATGGCAAATGGTATTATGCCCAACTTTTCTGGAATGAGAAGAGCCGCAGCTAGCTTTAGAAGTCTAGAAAACCTTGTTGCTGGTAAATCTCCAAAAGCGAAAAAAGAATTTTACGCTGACCTCGATAAGATGGATTTGTATAATCTTCGCCCCAAAAGTATTGATGCTGCGGACATGGAGGCGGCTCTACAAAGAGGATTTAATATTCTCAATAAAAAGATTTTGGGTAAAGCGGTAGACATTGGGGGCAAGGCTTATTCTGCTTTTGATGTTGCTATGCGCTATGTTACCTGGAAGGGAACACAGACTCAATTAAAGAAGGCTTTTCCTGACTATACGCCAGCTCAAATTGAAGCTGCGGCTGCGAGAATGACCAATGATACTTTTCCTAACTATGATAAGTTAAGTGAAGTCATAAGGAAGGGCAGTCGAGTCGGATTCCTTCAACCATTTATTGCTCACTTCGCTGAATTAAGTAGAATATCTTACAACCAAGGTAAGTTCGCTTTGCAAATGCTTAGGGGTAATTTTGGTAGGGACTTCGGACTTGATCCATCAAGGGCTGATATGACAGCGATGAGAATGCTGGGTGCAAAACGTCTGACCGCCTTAGGTCTAGTGACTGCTGGAGCAAAAATAGCAGTGAAAAACAAGAACGAAGAGAACGGCCTAAGCGATAAGTCAGTTCAAGCATTTGAAGAATCCGTTCTTCCGTTTTGGATGGATGGAACTGTAGCCATTATTAAGCCAAATAAGGATAACCCCCGAAGAGGAGTGTTCGTGCCGCCTGAGTATATTCTTCCTCAAATAGCGATGGGCGATGCTTTTTCCGCTGGTTTCCAAGAAAAGCCATTTGAAGAATACGCTTCCATACTGAAGGGCAGAATATTTTCAGAGGGAGGATCATTAGCAATTCAAACAGGTACTGAACTGGCAAGTGGTTATGACGAAAGAGGGAACCCAATTTTTATTGACCCAAGTCTTTCTGCAAGGACCAAGGTAATAGCCTCCACCATTTATGATGACGTAATCAAACCAGGCACATTTAGAACTATTGAACGGTTTAATGATTCCATTAACGGCATAGGAGATAGAACTACAGCACAAAATGTTCAAAGTCTATTTGGATGGAGAGTGTATACTTACGATGCGGATCGTTCCTTTAGAGGTAAATTTGCACAATCCTCTAGTATGATGAATACAGCTAAGGGCAAATACACCTCCGCACTTAGGAAAAAAATTGCAGGCGACATAAGCCAGGAGGAGTTAGATGCCACATACAATGAAATGAATACAGCCCGGAGCAATAGGCTGAACCAAGCTAGAGTTCATTATAAAAACATGGGTGTAGAGCTGCTCAAATATTCCTTGGATGAAAAGATTGGCCTCATGAAGGAAGGTGGTTTATCCAGCCTGGACGTATTGGATATTCTTTCGGGGAACTACACGGATATGTCTCGATCCATGAAGGAAAGCACTTCTGAAAAATACGACAATCTTGAGGGAGATAAGGAAAAGGCAATCGAGGCGTTATCTAATGATAATCCTGACAAGAAAAAACTCCGTAACTATCACATAAGGCAGTTAAAAACACAGGAACTAAACATTTCAGAGATAGATAAATTAGTAATCAGCTTGGACATTGAGCCAAAGGTTGACTTCCTGCTCCGCATAGGTGCTGATAAGAATCCAAAAGTACTTATGAAATATCTCGAAAAGGATCCCAGTAAGAGAGATGTTCTTGAGGCCATAACTCTTAGGTCAAATTACTTAAAGTAAAAAGGGCTGCTCCGGATATGTATCACGGAACAGCCCCTCCAAGGATTGAACAAAAGCGCAGTCCATGAAAACCGCACTTCGCCTGGGATTACTCCTTCGGCTTACCTTGTTACTATATGAACCAACTAACACACGAACCATTTGTGTGGTAGAATAATTATAACATAGGTGTCCTATGTTTTCTGTCAAGAGGAATGCTCCAGCCTGTGGCAATTTGCACATAGAAGTTCGCACTTCTCTAGCTCCTCAATGAACTCCTGACGGCTCCCCGTTCTGGCGAAGTCCCTGATGGGTCTCACCTTCTCATACCCAGGCAGGTGATGGCAGTCAAATTGAACTGCCTTGCCCTTGAATCCGCACTCACCGCAGACATAGCCACCGAAAAAATCCTCAATGATTTTATGGTAACGAGCCGTCCGCTTCTGGTGAGGCTTCATATCAAATGAACTGCGAGTGATCCTCCATCTTCTGAGTGCCTTTGTTAAAGAGGATACGGCCTTGGGTATATCCCATGCCCTCCCTCTGCTTGGCTAGAGTCCATCGGACGTAGTCCATCTTCTGTTCCCTCTCTGATAATGTCTGCCACAGAAATATAATACTGTCAGCATCCTGCTCCAAGGCTCCACTCTCACGGAGGTCGGACATGATGGGAGAGCGGTCATCCTTTTCGGATTCACGGTTCACCTGAGCGAGTAACAGGACGGGTATATCTAAGTCCTTTGCAAGTAGCTTTAACTCACGGCTGATCTCTGCGACTTGTTGCTCTCTGGATATGTTCTTGGACATGGGCTTTATCAGCTGGCAGTAATCAATAATGATTCCATTTACCTTATGCTTTCTGTGCATACCCCTAGCTGTTGCTAGTATGTGATCCAACCTGTATACGTTGTCACGGATCCAGCAGTTCCAACCCTTCACGGTTTCTGTAGTCTTCCTCAGTGCCTGCATCTTGTCCGCTGGGGCTAGCCCGTCCTCGAACCTACGCATATGAAGTCCTGACTTGATGCTGAAGATGCGTTTCATTATCTGATTAGCACCCATCTCAAGATTGAAGAGTAACACGCCGTTGCCCGCCGTGCATATGTTGCTCAAGAAGTT